GAATCCATCATGGCCCTGGAGCGAACCAAATTCGAGGGCGGCAAGGTTTTTAGTCTTGACGAATGGCGGAAGAAGTGGTTTCCTAAGGGCAAGTCCAATGACTGAGAAGAAACGACTCGACAACCTCATCGATTACGTCAATGGTCAGATTAAGTTCTACCGCCAGCAACTAGAAGACGCCGAAGACCTGCGGCAAGAGCTGGAGCTTCGGCGTAGTGACCTTATGACGCCGGAAGAGCGCCACGAAAGCATCATGAAGTTTATGGAAAGCCTCCCCAAGTAAGGAGCTGTCATGTCGAAGGTTAAAGAGTACGGTCCGCAGCTCAGCTACACCGACCGACGCCTGAGGAACCTTTTCGAGGACCCAAAGTCGAAGTATGTGCTGGTCTTCACTGAAAAGCACAGCACCCGGTACTTTGACGCCTCTACCTTGAGGGCAATGCTCAAGTCCTGTCTGAAGGTCCTGACCGAGCGCCGTCAGAATGCCCGGTGGTGGTATGGGGAGGCTGAGTCCTTGGAGGACTTTAAGGCGTACATGAAGGAGCATGGCTATTACCCCAGCATGACCCGTGACCAAGTCAACGCCCTTCCTCCGGGCTCTGTCCGTAAAGCGGCTGAGGAGGAAATCCGTTACTATCAAGAGCGACTGGCCGAGCGCGAAGAGCACGAGGAATTCCTGAAGCTCTGCGATGAGGCCATTGCGGCTAAGGATGGGCGCTTGGCCTACGAGGCCCTGGACATGCGCAATCAGCACGAGTACGAACGCATGAATATCGAGTCCGTGGAGACCGGCGATGACGTTTAAGGAGCAGGCGCTGGCTTGTGCAAAACAAGCTCATGCAGCCGATTGCGTCACCGATGAAGAGCTGGCCGAGCACATTCTTAAGGCAATGCAGGAGACCTGGGACAAGGCCTTTGATATGGCCATCGAGAAGGTAGAGCGGCGCCTGGGCCGTAGCATCCAGGGCAATTGGGACCTGAAGCAAAGCCTCAGTGATTCTCTGGGCTTTATGAAAAAGAAAAAGGGCCCCATTTCTGAGGCCCTTAAGTTAACTACTGAAGGTGGAGATTAACCCGGGAGCGTCGCGACGTCGTTGCCCGTCTCTTCCTGTACCGTGGACTCGTCGTCCATGAGCAGGCCAAGGTAGGTGTTCGACATATCCATGAGGTTCTTCGCCGATGCGCCCGAAGACGTGCCCGTGGGCTTGCAGCCCTTAATGTTGGCAACGTACTTCTTGCTCTGACGGTCGTAAACCTTGAGGACGATGTCGCCCTGGTTAAGTAGGTCAGAGACATTGGTAAAGCCCGCCTCAACCATCGGACCGTGGTCAACTACGCGCCAACCCTGGCAGGTAATGTTGACCGGCTCGATGGCCGTGGTTACAAGCTCAGCCGCTGAGAAGCGACCGAGGATGTAGACCGGGTTTACGTCATAAGCGACCGAGTAAGAGCAGGACATCCAGATACCCACGTTCTTGGCCGTGGTCTGGCCAGGAGAGATGAGCTGGATGAGCGCCCGGGCGCCGTGCATTGTTTTAGCAGCCATTATCGTTTTCCTTTAAATTACCTTAAGTTGGATTAGCTCGCAGAGTCAGCCGACTGGGTAATCTGGGAGATGGTGAAGTTAATCGGGATGAAGTAAATCGCGCCCGCAACCTTGACATCTGCCGAGACCGTCATGGCATTGCCCTGGATACGAACAATCGCGTTCTTGAAGCCACGCGGTGCGTCATCCGAGGCAGCGATGAACTTCTGGCTCATAAACTGGGCCATAATCGCCTCAAGGAAGCTGAGACCGAGGGCCGCGCTTACGTCAGCCTGGGACTGGCCAACGAAGGCCTTTTCCATGAGCTGAGCCGTGGTGACCGAGATAAGGTCCGAGATGTAAACAGCCTGAATGCTGTTATATACGGGGTTGTTATCACGGCTGTACGTGGTCTGGTCCGAAACCCAGATGTAACCGCCATCCGGGTCCTGCTTAATGACGAGGAGACCCGACTTAAGGGCTAGCTCCATCGCGTCGTCGTCCTGGTCATCAAAGTCACCGGCCGCCTGAATCACGCCCGAAGTATTGACGCCCTTGTGGACGATGGCACGGTAGAGACCCGCAGCCTGGGTGGCCGCCGCATCAACCGCAGTCGCCCAGGGACCGTGCTGTACGACGCCATTGGCGCCGACCGCCTTAAAGTCCTGGAAGGAAAGCGAGGCGCGGAACGAGGCAAGGTTCGCCGAGTCCGTCTGCGAATTCGCGAACGTAGACCGACGGCTGAGGAAGCACTGGCGCGGCTTCCGCTTCTTGTAAGCGGACATCGCAAGGCAGTGGCTTAGGCAGTACGCCTCAACGTTGGCAATCGTGTACGTGGACGAGCTATCCGTCTTACCGAGTGCAATATCCGCAGCCGCGTCCGTGGAGAATAGCGGGATGAGGAAGTTGCCTGTGACCTTCTTAAGAGCATCAACGGCTAGGTTAAACTGCGCATCCGAGGTGCCGCCACGAGCCCCGCCAGTGAGGTACTGGAAGGTCGCGTTTGCGAGCGGGAGGCCAGCCGCAGCCGGATTCACGCCGTTACCAAACTGAACGAGCGTCGAGCCGTTGACCGCAGTCGCAAATGCAACCGCGTCCATCTTCAGACGAAGCGTTCTGTTGCCGAAAGTCGTGCCCGCGTTAAACGTACCCTCATCGAGAGCTAGCGGGCTGGACTGGCCAAGAGTCGTCGTACCAACCTTGCAGCTAAAGCCCGGGATGGCATTGATGTACGTGGCGAGGTCCGAAAGCGTCGGATAGTTCGTGAGGTTGAGGACGATGGGGCTGAGCGCCGAAGACGCGCCATCCGCTAGGTTAATGGTGATGGTCGTGGGAGCAACTACAACCTGGCAGGTCGTGCCCGTGTAGCCAAGTTCAAGAGCAACCGGGCCGCCAACCGTAAACGACTGGGAGACCGAGTCCGCCTGACGATTAATGTTGACCGTCATCGCCTGCTCAGCCGCCGACACAAGGCGCGCTGGGGTGCTGGCCGTCGAAACCCAAGCAACCGCAGTCGTCGTACCGAGTACGAAGGCGCAGCGCGAGAAGAGGTCCGAGCCCGTGGTGAGCTGGTTAACTTCCATCGTCTTCGCCTGGCCAGGGATAATCGTGGCATTCTGGGTGAAGGTGACGGAGCCGTAGGCTAGGAGGTCAGCCGTGGTGCTGGCGACCGCAATGGCCGTCTGCGAAGCCGGAGCCGTAATCGTGCCCGGAACCGGAGACGTCTTACCCGCGTCAGAGAGCTTGGTCGCGGAAATGGTATTGCTCGTGACTGCCGTGATGACGTAGGCACCCGCGTTCTTATCGCCACCGGGCGTATTAAGGACGGAGGTCTCGGGGATGACGAGGGTATCGCCAACCGTCGGGGTCGTCGCCCAAGCGCCGCTGTAGCCGATGCTGACATTGTTACCGACAGCGGTAAGGTTAAGGGTACCCGTAACCGAGCCAATTACGCCACGGTTCGCGCCGCCAGTTGCAAGGCCGGAAACGGCGGCATTGACCGCAGCCACGAACGCCGTCGGGGTCATGTTCGCGGTAACGCCAACCGCAGCCTCAGCGCCGCCATTCATACGAATGGAGATGTTCGCCGCGCCAGCCGGGGGAATGTACGTAAACGCGCCCGTGGTCGGGGCAACCTCGGCCGTGCTCTGGACGAGGTTAAAGTAGATGAGGTTACCAAGCGCGCCATAGTTCTTCGCGACTAGGTTGCCGTAGGCGCCGTTACCGACGGCTAGGATACCAAGCTGAGCCTGTACACCCTGGTTCGTCTTAACGATGACGATGCCATTGGGAGCGCCCGTAATCTGGGGGTCATTGGCAGGCGCAGCCGCAACACGGAACGCGTCAACGATTCGGCCGCTACCGTACTTGGCAACAACGTCCGAAAGCTGGTCCGGACCATAGATGTTAGCTGAAATCTTCGCTTCCTGAGCGAAGCTCGGACCCATATCGGCCTCACCAACGAGCATGAGGATGCCGTTAGCCGCTAGGCCACCAATGGTGGACTGGGCCTGCCACTGGGCATAGGCGCCAGGGATGATTAGGGTGCCGTTACTGTCTGTATAGCTCTGGGCCATTATAAATCTCCAAAAGTTAAGATTACTTCTTCTCGCTCTTTAGGTTCGGCTGACCCGCACCTAGCGAGGGGGCCTTCGGGGGCTTGACGCCACCCGCAGCCGGCACCTTAGGCATGGCCGGGGCCGCGCCAGC